ACTCATGAACTTCGACAAATAGGAATTCCCGTGATTAACTTTACACCAAGCAAAGGAAATGATAAGCATACCCGTGTAAACGCATGTTCAACATTATTTGAATCTGGAAAGGTATGGGCACCTGATGAACGCTGGGCGGAAGAAGTTATTGAAGAATGCGCTGCTTTCCCTTATGGTGATCATGATGATTACGTTGATACCGTAACACAGGCATTAATGCGTTTTCGACAAGGAGGGTTACTGGCGTTACCCGACGATTATGATGACGAACCTGTGGAGCGTGAGGAGAGAGAATATTACTGATGGCTGAACTTGAAAGACCAACAATTCAATTAGCAGATGCTAGTGGACCACACCCTTTAGCTGATGAGAGCAATTACGAATTTTTACAAAAACTTTTTGATGCTAAAGAAAAAGACCCTTTAGCTAAAGCAGGGTATGATGTTGATGCTGTATTTCAAATATTAGAAGGAAAAAAAGGGTATAGAACATATGGAGTAAATACTTCCGATCTTGCTAAACAATCAGACACAAACCTTAACAGAATAGAAAGAGATCTTTTGTATAAATCAGATTACGAAGATTTAGATAGATTAAATCCTAAAATGTCAAAAGCTAATAAAGGTGTAATTATGATGGAACCTTGGAACACGGAACAGGGAGTTATAACATTAATTCATGAACTTAGACATAAAGCTATTGATGATAATCCGGTTCTTCAAAAAATTGTAGATGATTCTGGTTTTGCAGAAGAATATATAATTAGATCTATGGATTTAAAATATTTTGATGATGAAAGAACAAAAAAATTTATGGAAAAAATGTATGACTTTACGCTTACTGATTATGGACAAAGAAAATTAAATAAAGTTATTAGTGATTTGGAAGAAGCTAGTGTACCAAAAAAGGAAGAAAAAGAAGAACCTTCTTTTTTTAGTAAAATTAAAACAAAATTAGGATTTAAACATGGCGGTCCTGTATATAAAAAAATGACAAATAATTACGTAGAAAAGGCAATTAGATAATGGCTGAACAACCAATTAGACCCGAAGTAGAAGTTGAAGATTTAGTTATTGAAGATTCTGCTAATATTGAAATTCAACAGCCAGGAGCTGTGACTCAAGAAAATGTAGAGATGATGGAAGATGGCTCTGCTATTGTTAACCCAGAAGAGATGACCGCGGCTCAAGGAGATTTTGGTCTTAACCTGGCAGAAGTGGTAGAAGAAACAGAACTTAATAAAATGGCGGATGATTTATTTGGTTTATATGATGAAGATAAATCTAGTCGCGGTGATTGGGAAAAAGCTTACGTTGATGGATTAGATCTTTTAGGATTTAAATACACCGATAGAACACAACCGTTTACAGGAGCGAGCTCCGTTACCCACCCTTTACTAGCAGAAACAGTTACACAATTTCAGGCGCAAGCCTATAAAGAATTACTCCCAGCTGATGGGCCGGTGAGAACACAGATTGTTGGCGAAATTAACCCTCAGGTTCAAGAACAAGCTAACAGAGTTAAAGACTTCATGAACTATCAGATCATGGATGTCATGGAAGAGTATGATCCCGACATGGACCAATTACTCTTCTTCCTCCCGCTCGCTGGCAGTGCGTTTAAAAAGATTTATTATTCAGATTTAAAACAACGTGCTGTCGCCGAGTTTATTCCAGCCGAAGATATCGTGCTGCCTTATTTAACAACAGACATTCAATCGTGTGAGCGTGTTTGTCATGTTGTAACTATGATGGATAATGAATTACGAAAAAAACAAGCTTCTGGTTTTTTCCGTGATATTGATATTAAACCTTCTTTACCAACCGACAGCGACATTCAAAATAAATATAACGACTTAGAGGGAACGAATGAAGAAACATCTATGGATGTTTATAATCTTTTAGAATTTCACGTAGATTTAGATCTAGTGGGATTTGAAGATCCAAGTGGTGTTAAGGTTCCTTACATTGTAACTATTGACAAAGGCTCTAATAAAGTATTGTCCATATATCGTAACTGGAATCCTAATGATCCCCTTAAAAAGAAAATACAATATTTTGTACACTATAAGTTTTTACCTGGCCTTGGCTTTTATGGCTTTGGTCTTATCCACATGCTCGGCGGATTATCAAGAACTGCAACAGCAGCCCTCCGTCAGCTTATCGACGCTGGTACGTTGTCCAATCTCCCTGCAGGTTTTAAAGCAAGAGGGTTGCGAATTCGGGATGACGATAATCCCCTTCAACCAGGAGAGTTTAGAGATGTCGACGCCCCTAGTGGAAATCTTAGAGAAGGATTAGTTCCTTTACCTTACAAAGGTCCTGATCAAACTTTATTTCAACTATTAGGTTTTGTTGTTCAAGCAGGTCAAAAGTTTGCTGCTATTGCTGATCAAAAAATGGGTGAAGGCTCACAAGCAAATCCAGTTGGCACAACCATGGCATTAATTGAACGTGGAACAAAAGTGATGAATGCAATTCATAAACGTTTGCATTACTCACAGAAAAAAGAATTTAAATTATTAGCAAGAGTTATTCAATTATATCTTCCACCGGAATATCCTTACATGGTTAAGGGTGGAAATCAAATGATCAAACAACAAGATTTTGATGAACGGGTAGATATTATTCCTGTTTCTGATCCTAATATTTTTTCTATGGCACAAAGAGTTACCTTGGCACAAACACAAATGCAAATGGCTCAAGCAGCTCCAGAATTACATAACATGTATGAAGCCTATAGAAGAATGTACATGGCTCTTGGTGTAAGAGATATTGATGTTATCTTACCCCAACCACCTAAACCTCAACCTTTAGATCCAGCTAGGGAAAATGCTAATGCTTTAGCAGGACAAAAATTAGAAGCTTTTCCTCAACAAGATCATGAAGCCCATATGGATGCACACCGTGCTTTTATGAGTTCAGTATTGGTTAGACAAAATCCTCAAGTTATGTCTATTTTACAAGCCCATATTTCTGAACATATTTCTTTATTAGCAACAGAACAAGTTCAAGAAAAAATGAAAGAGCAAATAGCAGCTCAACAACAGATGATGATGCAGGCTCAACAGAACCCTCAAATGCAACAACAGGCACAGCAAGCGCAACAAATATTAGATATAGAGTTATCGAAGATGGTGGCTATTATGGTAGGTGAAATAACTAGCAAAATGTTAGCCGAAGAAGAGGAAATGTTAGAATCACAATCGCAAGATCCTCTTGTAGACTTAAAACAACAAGAAATTGACCTTCGAGAAAAAGATATTCAACGCAAAGCCATGGAAGAACAACAAAAATTAGAGTTTCAAAACAAAAAATTAGGCCAAAATACTAATATGCAACAAGAAAAAATACAATCTCAAGAAGATATTGCACAATTAAGAGCAAATGTTAACTTAGAGAAGATGGATAAAGACATTCGTAACAAAAATATTGACTTGAAAGAAACTAAAATTCGTGGAAGAGATAAATAATGGTTAAATTTACTCCTGAACAGATAAAAAATTTGCAAAAAATGATGAAAATGCAAAAGCAACAAAAAAGTGCAAAAGCAAGATCTATTGATCCTCAAAATATTAATAAATCTTTGATGTCGAAGCTTATAAAAAGTCAAAAACTAAAAC